AAAATTAGCGTCAAGGTCTACACTGCCGAGAAATACTATTCCTTGACTTGAAAAACTATCTACAGAAAATCCCTGAGAGCCGAACATTAGCCTGCTATCTCTGTGACGCTAATAAAAGAAACGCCTCTTTCATATTGGTCGTTATCTGAATCACCCGCCGTTCTGTTGGTGTACCATGTATAAGTAGAACCTGTCCCTTGATAAACTGCTACTTTGTAAGTTATTTGGCTTGTTGTTGAGGGTGTGTCAAAATATGTATAATATGCGTTTTCTGGTGTAGATGTAGAATTATCAACATAAATGCTTATACTTGTACCCATGTGAATGCCTATGCTTTTATTGCTAGCAGTAGGCGCACTTAGCTTTGTGCTATCTCTATAAAAGAACCAATTTGAATTCCATATAGCGGCTGAATTAGACCATTCACCAGTTACCGCTGCATCAATTCTTATAATGCTACTGGTTGATGTAGGAGTGATATTTACCGTTAAATGACTTAGTTCTACATTTGTGCTGTCAGCACAAGAGGTGCTGGTTGTAGCCGTGTACTGTGTGTTTTGTACTTGCAGCACGGAACCCGTAGGCATATCCGCCGCCGAAAGAGAAAGCTTAGAAGACGGAACTGTGGTGCTTGTACCTAACAGATTGGCAAGTTTACGGGCATTACTCATAGCTCACTCCTAGTTTGGCTTGTCAGGCCACACCACATCATCAAGTGATGTGTAGGTTTTTGTTATGTCCCTTAATTGCTGTCTGTAGGTTGCCCTTGCTAATGACATCTCTAAATCTGATGATGCCCACCAATCTGTTTCAGCGATAAGTCTATTGCGCTCTTCACGCAGTAACTTTATAGGCTCTTTGTCATTAAGGTCGGCTAGTTTTATTTTAACCGTACCCCATGTTATTCCTGCCCGCTCCCAATCATCTGGGTCATCAGATAAGATAGCTATGTTGTTTTTGTCCGCACCCAACACAAGACGAAAGCCTGCGTTAAAGCTAATTGCATCTGTAGGCTCACCCTCCAGTACGAACTGGCAGTTTGGGTCTAGTGCTAAGATTGCTTCTGATACTGATGCCACGACTTACCTCTAATTAAATTATGCAACCATAAACGTACAAGCACATGATATCCAACTTGAACTTGGTGCGCTTTGTGGATACACCTCTCCGTTTTGTTTGATATCCAATCTAGCAAAATTATTAGCGTTATGGACGGCTAAAATTATTTGATTCGGTGGCCGGAAACCAACTGGTAACTGAAAAATAGCAGTACTAACTGCATTTTGAGTTGTAATTCCTTGGATATTAACAATATTACCGATTTTACGATATCGCACAGGACCATATTGGTTTGTGTCATAGTGTGTATAATTGTTTAAAAGTGTAGCTGTAATCCAACCGCTATCATAATCACTACTATTAAATGTTGCATTGCCACTAAATGTTGCATTGCCACTAACTGTTACATTGCCACTGCTATCTATCGTTAGCGCAGTATTCGAGTTCGTTGGGTCTTGGATTTCAGTGACTTTTAATACGCTGGTCATCCGCCAATCTCCGTTAAGGTCATTGTTGAAATAGTTGTTGATGAATAAGCGTAATTTCCTTCTGACCACTGATAATTTATAGTTGCATAATAAGTGTTAGAGTGTGGAACTCCTGCAAATAGTTTGTAACTTACTGCGCTAGATGTAGCTGGGGTATCTAAAATTGTGACTGAAGCACTATCCATATCGTAACTGGTAGAGTTACCAGTAGTTCTATAGAAGTGAATCACCTCGCGCACCTGATTTGTACTGCTGGTGTTTGCATCACCAACAGAAAGAAGAGTATCTGTTCCACCTTGACTTCTATAAACCTTAAATCCACCATGACCATAAGCACTATAAGTTACATTAATCTGTACCAACACTTTACTACTGCTACTGCTTGGAGTGATGGATGTTGTTAATCCTGTAACTTCTGCATAAGAGGTAGAGTTTGTAAGAAATCTAGCGGTGTATGTATTGCTAACAATTTGCACGGGATGACCCGGAATATACACCCCGTTGTTTGTGGTCTTCTCATTTATTGTATCTACAAATAATGTTGACATGATTTATCCTACTAAATGTCCACTAAAAGAGGACCAACCCGCAGTAGTACCACCATACATACTGCCCTCACCAACATAACAAAAAATAGTGTCATTTGCAGCAAGACTAACGGTAAGACTTAAAGAGCATGTGTTGTGAACAGCATTACTGCTATGTGACCTAAATCTTGCTAATTCATTAGAATTAGCTGACGTATTGTTTTTAAAAATTGAGAAACCATTAGCGTTGGTATTATCCATTGACAAAATATTAGCACTAAAAAAATATATACCTGCTATTGGTGCTGTAAATTTTCCTGTGGACGAATCGTAACAACTTCCAATATTTGTCTCTACGCTATCGAAAGTATAAGTATTTCCTGATGTAACATTAGTTCCAGTTCTTTTGGCATAGAACGCTGGCCTAGTGGGCGTTGTAATCCTATCGCCACTGTCGATGGCTAACGCATCTGTACTGCCAGCAGCTCTTCTAATCTTATCTACATTTAGTATCGAAGCCATTTATGCCTCACAGTATTGTCAGATTACCATTGACGGTAATTGCAGTTGATGTGTCTATGGTCAACGGACCAATCGCTAATGCGTTCTTGGTTGATGCTATTGTAGTATCTTCGTCTACTGTTTGTCCATTGGTACGAAACACAGCCGTATCAACTGTGGTGTTTGTAGTTTGAAACTGTGTCGCTGTAATCTCAGCCGCAAATGTACCGCCGCTAGACTTGCTGACTGTATCAGTCACAGTAAAAGCACGGAAGGCGCGGATAACTAACTCATCGTTTACCGCTGCACCAGAACCAAGTGTGATTGTATCGCCATTGCTGGCGGTAAAGTCTGAACTGTCGAGGTGTACACCGTTTAGGTATACGTCTACATCGTTACCAGAAAAGGCTAGTATCGCACCGTTAGCATCTGCACCTGTAAACGCGGTCTGACTTGCTGTCGCTGTATACTTAAACAACTGCATCGCAAAGCTGGTGGGCTGGTCTACTGCACGACCAAAGTAGCGAACCTGTATTACATCGCCGTTAGCTGGCGGTGATGAAAAGGTGAGCGTCGTGCCTTGCGCTGTGTATGCTTTGCCTATCCCCGGCTCTTGAATAACGTTACCAATAACAACCATAATGGCTTCGCCGCTGACAACGCTTTGCGCCAGTGTAAATGCTGTTGCGCTTCCAGTGCCTGTAAAGGTCTGAAAGCTGATGTCACCTACATTTGGGTCTATGCCTATGTATGCCATTCGTTACCCCGCTATTTCCATCAACGTAAGCTGAACCTGTAAATCAAGTGTTTGATTATAATGAACATTATAGCCATTGCCACTTCGGATATATACTTGATAAGTAACTTCAGATGTTGTAGCTGGAGAATCAAAATAAATCGCACTCATGTGCATCCCATAACTTGATGACGGCCTACATGATAACAAATCGCCAGTTTGGTCTGAATAAGAGCCTGAACCAATTTTTCTATAAAATCTTACTCTCAAAAAATCTGGTGTGCTTGCATAGCTAATATGACCACCAGAAAGCTGTACAAGAATCTTACTTGAAGTTGATGATGGAGTTATAGAAAGCAAATGACCAGATGCTTCGTAGCTCGTACTGGTTGTGCTAATGCCTGTGCCTGTATGTTCTTGTGAAACAACTTGCAACACAGAACCAGTAGGCATAATCGCAGAGGTAATCGCACCAGTTGCTAACTGACTTGTACCTACAGCACCAGTTGCCAAAGAGTTTGTTTGTATTTTGCTTAATGGCATTTCAAACTCCTATCCCATCTTTGTAATCTTGACTTGAGTAAAAACACTATCCACGCCACTAAGTGATGCGTTAATTCCCAGCCCGTTAGTGCTTTTTGCTACTTCTATATAATGAGTAATTTTGTAGGTAGTGTTGGAAGTTATTACAACTCTGGCATAACCAAAACTAAACCCATGCCCACCATTAGTGTTATGTGCAAAATCCATAGAGCCGTATTGAATTGATGCACTATTTGTCACATCATAGAGTTGGGCAATGTGTCTAGCTCCAAAATAGCAGGGTGCAGAAAACTCTATGATATATGTTCCTGCACCTAATATAAATTGATTAGATGATATTGTGACAATATTGTCTGGGTCGAATAGTTTAGTGTTTAAGTCTCTGTCGTTTCCACCGCTGGTCCATGCTACCGATGCACCCCCGCTTGTACTGTTAGATTTTACATCAGCTATGACCGCCACAGAAATTGGAACTTGAGCTGCCCCACTCGCCAGTTTTGCAGCAGTTACAGCATCGTCAGCAATTTTTGCTGTAGTTATATTTGCATCGGTGATTTTTGCTGTAGTCACAGCATCAGCCGCCAGCTTCGCAGTTGTAATAGAAAGGTCTGGTGCTTCTAACCGTGTTGTTACCTCTGCTTGACCGCGATAGATAACGTACACATTACCTGTGCCTAACGGCGGGGCTTCATCAAACGTCAGGGTAGTTCCTGTGGCTGTGTATGA